GTGCGCGTGCGCGTGCGCGTGCTCGATGTTTGCGCGTGCGTGCGTTTGCGCGTTTGCGCGGTGCGCATTGGCCCACATGGGGGGCCTTTTCGGCGGTTTCGCCAGCTTAACGGTGGTTAACTGGGTGGTGTAATTGTGCGCGGGCGCGTGGGCGCGTGGGGCCACTATTCGCCGCATTTTACTAAGATTGCGCAGTTTAATGTACTGGGTAGTACAGTATATATTTTGGCGACCCCAGAGTTTACCTATATAAGTGACTGCTAATATAAGTTACGCGCGTTGGCATGAAAAAACACACCTAAAAACAATGCCTTACACGCGTGTACGGCGAAAATTATATCGGTGCAGTATATTGCCAATAAATACAGTAACTTAGCATTAAGACAAAACGAAGCGAAACAATGACAACGACCAAAACCCTTTGCTAAACAGTAGGTTACGCGCGCGTGTTTCGCTGTTTCACTGTTACGCTTTATTTTTAGTGCCTTATATATAATTTACTACTTAACTAGGTACTAGCACACTTCGTGTTAACAAAGTGTTAAAGTCTTGTTAATACTAATTTTCCCCCATTAACTAAAAAAATATTAAACAGCGAAACAACAAAACGGCCGCCCGTAACCCGTTGTTATATATACCCTTTTGGCCCAGAGTGCCGGGTCGCATCGTTTTGCTAGCCCATAACCCATTGTTTATTAAGGTATTTAGACCCACCGTTATAAATAGGGCCAATTTACTTGCATTACCGGGCACAGTGTGCTATGTGCTTGCGCTTGGACTAATACTTGCAAACTCGGCTGGCTTGTGGTAATCGCGCACATGGTGCGGCGCAGCATAGACTAACGTGCGCAGTGCTGCGGTACGTGCGCTAGCTGTTCGACTGTGTTACAATCGCGCCGTCATATGCTGGCAGGCTAATATGCGGTTGCGACACACTCGCACATGGCCGCGCGCGGCAAGGGGCACCATACCCGTACGGTGGAGTATGGCGCTGGGTCATAGTCCCCGTACTCGGATCCTAAAACTGATAGATTACATGTGACTAAGAATTCGTAGCACTCACCACCGGGAGCAGAAATGTCGGAATTCAAGCTGAGCGCCAGGAGTCTTAAAAACATAAGTCGGATCAACTGTGATCTGGCGGCAGTAGTGACCAGAGCGATAAAGATCACAGAAGTGGACTTCGCAGTCATTCAGGGAAGGCGCTTGCTGGAGGAACAGTATGCCCTCTATGGGAAGGGCCGGAGGAGTGAAGACCTGAGAAAGATCAAGGTGCCCGAGTTCTACGCGAGACCCAATGAACGGAAGGTCACATGGGTCATTCGCAGCAAGCACGTTCTGGGAGAAGCGGTAGATGTCGCCCCATACGTAGACGGCAAACTTGACTGGGATGAATCAGGGAAGAAAGGTCTGTGGCCTAAGATAGCCTCAGCGTTCGCCCAAGCGGCGGAGGAGTATGAGCGAGACACTGGCAACAAGGCGGACATAGAATGGGGAGGGAGTTGGAAATCCCCCAAGACAGACAGACCGCACTTCCAGATAAACATAGACTAGGAGTAGGGAGTGACCTACGAAGAAGTAACCGAGATAAAGATGTACCTCTACTCTGCTATCACGGCTACTGTAGGCAGCAACTATGACTTCAATGGAATGTCTGTGCCCCTATTCGGCGTGCCGGTAAGTGCTCTGGTTATGGCGGGAGCGGGAGCTATATGCGCGTTCGCGTGGCCCCGAGATCAGACCACCCGAGTCAATATGTACATGACCATCATAGCCAGCGCGTTCACGGGAGCCGTGTGCGTGAGTGTTATTCCCGCACTACTCCATGAGAGTTGGCCTGAGCCTCTGCAGCCTCCACTAGCGTTCATATTCGGACTAATAATCCCTTGGGTGATGCCCGCGATACGCGACGGGCTGCCCTCCCTAATGAGTGGGCTGAAGTCCGCTCTAATTCGCTTGGCCGGAGGCAAGATTGAATGACTCCCACTACTCTAACTCAGTCAGAATCCCCAGAAGCTGAAAAAGCATCCAGCAGGCCCGTAGCCGCCCACGTAATCCCGATAATCCTATGTTTTGCGGTCATGGTAGTTCTGTTCGCCGCGGACACGTACGTAGGAGCCGGAGCACTGAGTGGGCTTGTCAGTTCTGTTGCTCTGATAGTTATCTGTATAACTGTTCTGTCGAAGGCGGGGGACATGCCCAGGAGCGTGACGTGCCTGAAGAGTCAGTTCCGAAGGATCTCTCTAGTGCTGGTATCCGCTTGCGCGGTATACTTGGCCGTTGGGCCACTGGTGCACGGAGTACCACCAACGTGGATGATGACAGGATTCTACTGTGGAGTGGCGGCCATGTGCATGACAAGCAACAGTATAGAAAACTGGTGGGAATTCGTAAGCGGCTACCCAGGATGGAGAATACAGAAATGAGCACCTTAGCCATCCGGCTTCTAGTCTACGTAATCATGGGAGTTGTGGGATTTGGCTCGGTGGTCTACATTAGAGGCGTGATTAGGGACAACGCTGAGCTAAGAAAGGCCCAGCTAGAAATGATCCAGAGAGTATCCAAGGCCGAGGAAAACCTGAGCAGGCTAGACAAGTTATCTTCGGATAGGTTTGAAGGACAGCGCTCCATACGTTCAGAGACCAGCGCCATACAGAACAGAATCCAGAATGAGGCCACCGCCAATGAGACTTCTAGGTCTTACCTTCTCACTGTTATTCCTGACGGCGTGCGCATCGCAGTCATTGGTGATGCCTCCCCCGCCTCCCCCGCCGATAGCGGCGCTGGCGGTGCCGACAATAATTGAAGGAGCTCATGTATCGGTTCAGGCAGTGATGCTAGATACGAGAAGCACTACCGGATCATTAGTGTCATTCGCTCTAAGTGCTCAGGCCGCGGTACAGGCGTGTAATCTTGATAAGCAGCTAGCTAAGTCATATTTTGACAAGGAGGCTGCGAGGCCGGCCATTAGACGGTGCTTTCTAGGATTAAGATGTAGGGAGAAGAAGGGTGTCCAAGAATAAGCCAGTCGAGAAGAACTCCGTAGACGAGGCACAGGCCCGCTTCGTTAAAGAGTACATGTTTGACAGAGATCCAATGGCGGCGGCGCTTAGAGCCGGAGTTCCTAGGATCAACGTTAAGACATTTGTAAGCAGGTGGATGGCTGATGCCTCCGTTCTGCAGCAGATAAAGAAAGCCACTGACGAGATCCCAATCGATGAAATGATAACCCCCCAGAGAATCATTGCGGGGTTCATTGACGTGGCGTTCAACGAGCAGTCTCCATTCAGTGCCAGGAATACGGCGCTTAGAGAGTTGGCGACTATTACAGACCTGTACCCGGAGAAAGACAAGGAGCCGCCGGGCAGTAATGGCGTGATTGTCGTTCCTGGAAATCCGGAAGATATCACCGGATGGGAGCAGGTTGCGCAGGTTAGTCAGCAGAGGCTGAAAGAAGATGTCCGAAAGTAGCACTGCCGTCATACCTCACGTAGTGTGGACGCCCCTTCGTGGTTCGCAGACGCTTGCGCTTAGCGCACCTGTGAACCACATTTTCTATGAGGGTACCAGAGGCCCAGGAAAGACAGACGCGCAGCTAATGCGGTTCCGTAGACTGGTCGGTATGGGGTACGGTAGATTCTGGCGAGGAATAATCTTTGACAGACAGTACCGAAACCTAGATGATATAATCAGTAAGTCCCAACGCTGGTTCAGTGGTTTTGGCGATGGCGCTCGATACAGCGGTGCCGGTGGCGGTGGCCGGTGGCTGTGGCCTACCGGCGAGGAGCTACTGTTTCGTCACATCAAGAAAGCGAAGGACTACTGGTTGTACCACGGACATGAGTATCCGTTCATAGGGTGGAACGAGATTACCAAGTATCCTACCGCTGAACTGTATGAAGCTATGATGTCCTGCAATAGAACATCGTTCATTCCGAAGAACTATCCAAAGGGCGATGGCTCACTATTGCCGGAAATTCCGCTGGAAGTGTTTCTGACCGGTAACCCATTCGGACCAGGACATACGTGGGTTAAGCGCAGGTTTGTAGACGTTGCCAAGCCGGGGGAAGTAGTCCGTAAGGCCATAAACGTATTTAATCCCCGCACACAGGAGCGGGAAGATGTAGTTAAGACTCAGGTTAGAATATTCGGATCGTACAAGGAGAATATCCATCTAACGCCAGAGTATGTCGCAGAACTAGAGTCTATATCTGATGCAAATAAGAGACGTGCGTGGCTGTGGGGAGATTGGGACGTGGTCTCCGGAGGCATGTTTGACGATCTTTGGAATTCCAACCATCACGTCGTGCCGAGATTCCCAATTCCTAAATCTTGGAGAGTCATAGACCGGACGTTCGACTGGGGATCGCATCATCCCTTCTGGGTAGGATGGTGGGCGGAAGCGAGTGGGGAAGAAGTAGTGCTTCCCAATAAGTCCATATTCGCCCCGGAGAGAGGATCGCTAATCCTGTTCCATGAATGGTACGGAACTCGGGAAATAGGAAGCAACCGGGGGATGCTCATGTCGGCTACAGACGTGGCGGATGGAATAGTCGAAAGAGAGAATAGCTTAAAGACAGGGAAGTGGATTCTGAGGAACGTAGCCCCCGGTCCAGCGGATAATCAGATAAGGAACGTAATTGATGCAGGACAGGAAACCATAGAAAAGAAGATGGCCGACAGAGGAGTTCGGTGGACACCCAGTGATAAGTCCGATGGTAGCCGAAAGAACGGAGCGCAGCTATTCAGGGACAGGCTGGAAGCCGCCCTACCAGGACGCGAGGGGCCAGCCATATACTTCATGTCCCACTGTACGGGAGCCATAGAGACCATCTATTGTCTTCCCCGAGACGAGGACAACATGGACGATGTCGATACGGACGCCGAAGACCATCCCTGGGATGGCGTCAGGTATAGGGTGCTGGCGAGTAAGAGTAGAATCGCTAAGAATCTTGCAGTGAATCGGAATAGGTAGGAGATAGAGTATGGCAGACGTCAGTTACGTACTTCCAGAACTGGTTACGGCTATGAAGGACTACAAGATAGTCAGGGATGTGATAGCGGGCCAGTCAGCCATTACGCGGGCGAGAACCGACTATCTGCCGTTTGTTGGGAGCCCACAGAAGAGGGTAGATGTAGAAAAGTATTCTTCATATCTTCTTCGAGCGGTATTCACAAACTTCACGTCTAGGACTTTGCAGGGCCTGATAGGTCAGGCGTTCGCTAAGAGTCCCGAAGTGGTTCTGCCGGGGGCGCTGAGCATTATAGAGGACAACATAGACGGCGGCGCAGTGTCTATCCAGCAACAGTCCAAGAAAGTCCTCAGTGACGTGGTGAGCATTGGTCGGGCCGGAATCTTGGCGGACTATCCTATGACATCGTCCCCAGTGTCTAAGCTGGACACGCTGACTGGGAAAGTTCGCCCGGTAATCCTGTTCTACCCCGCTGAAGACATAATAAACTGGCGGGTGGAGGTCGTTAATGGGATTAGAACCAAGACGCTGGTGGTTCTGCGTGAGAAGTACGTGTTTGAAGACGACGGGTTCAAGAAAGTAGAGAAGAACATGTTTCGAGTTCTTCGTCTTGTGGATGGGAAGTACTCCGTAGAGGTGTACAAGGAAACGAACACTGGACTTGAGAAGACAGAGTCTACTGTGTTTCCTAAGCAGAACGGAAAGAACATGGATAACATTCCTTTTGAGTTCATAGGATCTCAAGACAATGATCCAGTAATCGACCCAAGTCCACTTCTAGACCTAGCCAACTTGAATATTGCGCACTACCGGAACAGTGCGGACTTTGAAGAACTGGTGTTCATTCTTAGTCAGCCAACTCCTGTAATAACTGGGGTGGACGAAGCGTGGGTTGAAGAAGTGTACGGCGGGTCAGGAGAAATACTTCTTGGGAGTAGTAGTCCCATACTTCTGCCTAAAGACGCGAGTGCTTCATACCTACAGGTTACAGAGTCCCAGTTATCGTTCGAGGCAATGCAGCACAAGGAGCGTCAGGCGGTGGCTCTAGGCGCTCGGCTGGTGCAACAGGCATCGGTACAGCGCACGGCCAAAGAAGCGGGCATGGAGGACGCTTCAGAGGCGTCCCTGCTACTCTCAGCAGTAACCAACGTAAACGTGGCCTATGCGCGAGCCTTGAAGAACGTGTCCCTGTTCATGGGAGTTACACCGTCTGAGGATCTGAAGTTTAAGATCAATACCGACCTTGAAATACTGCGGCTAGATAACGCTGGTAGGGCGCAGTTGCTGGCGGAGTGGCAGAGGGGCATTCTGACATTCTCTGAGTACAGAGCGGTTCTGCGCCGGGTGGGAGTGGCTACTCTTGCGGATGAAGAGGCCAGAGGGGAACTGGAAGCCGACGCACTGAGCGCCGCGCTGGTAAGCGTAGATCCGGGCCTACAGAATGACGGAGTAACTAGGGCGGACAATAATAGTCCTAATCCTCAGCCTGAAGCGCCAATCAGCAAGAACACTGGTAAGGCCCGCTAATGCGAGATCTACTGGACAGAACGCTTAGGCTCCAGGTTCTACTGGAGCGGCTGAAGGAACAGGACTCCAGAGAGTTCAACAGAGTTCTTAAGGACATAGATAGAGTAGTGGTAGAAGCACTGAGCAGAGGGGAGGTATCGGAACTATCTAGGTCACAGATGGAAAAGCTGATAGCCGAGGTTTCTGAGAAAGTGTCTAGCGGGGTGGGATCAGCCGCAAGAGATCTAAGAGTCAGGATGCGGGAAATTGGTTTGTTCTCGTATGAGTTCGAGACTAAATCTATATCTGCCGTATCCGCAAGCATAAGCGTAGCCGCTGAAAAGACCCTACAGCAGATATTCAATGACTCTCTCAAGAACCCCCTTCTATCGACCGGTGAACTTCTTCAGCCATGGATAGACAAGATGGTGGCCCGAGAAATAGCTCTGGTAGAGGGACTGCTAAGGCGAGGATTTTCTCTAGGGTGGTCTAACAAGGAGATGATCAGCGCCCTTCGTGGAACCCGAAAGAATAGATTCACGGATGGGCTACTGCCAAAACTGGGAAAGCACAATAAGACCATAGTGAACACGGCATCCCAACATGTGTCTACATCGTCTAGGGCGCTGCTGTTCAAGGAAAATGACGATATTGTTTCTGGGTATCGGTGGGTGTCTACGCTGGATAACAGAACATCTCCGGTAGATAGAGACTTAGACGGAATGGAATTTGAGCTTGGTAAGGGGCCGCTTCCACCCCTTCACCCAAACTGTAGATGCCAGATAGTTCCAACGTTTGCGGAGAAGTTTGCCAATCTTCTTAAGGGTGAGACTAGATCATCCTTAACCGGCCCTGTTCCACAGGACACCACATACTATGAGTGGTTGAAGACTCAGCCTGAAGAGTTCCAGAATATAGCTATTGGAGTAACTAGAGCCAAGCTACTTAGGGACGGTGGATTATCCGCTGAAGACTTTGGACGTCTACAGCTTACTTCTAAGTTTGAGCCGCTTACACTGGACGAGCTTAGAAAGAAACTTCCGGCAGCATTCCGCAGAGCCGGAATATAGGGACGGTGTCCCCAAACCAAACGGGCCGGTGGCCCACAGGAGAGTATCATGCTTAAGAAAATTCTTGAAAATCTGGACGGCATTGACGATACCGTAAAAGTCCTCTACGTTAAGAAAGCAGACGGTAAGTTCCATCTGGACGTGGAAGACGATGACGGAGGCGCGCTCATGCGTGCCAAGGAACATGAGGTGGGGCTGCGCAAGATTGCAGAGCGAGAGCTTGCAGAAGCCCAAGCAAAGCTGGCGGCACATGAAGCCAAGATAGCTGATCTGGTGGCCGCTCAGGGCAGCAGTGTACAGGAACTTCGTTCTAGTCTCGAGAGCGAGTGGAAGGGAAAGGTGGCGGCCGCCGAAGAAAAGGGGGCTAGGGAAAAGAGCACGCTTGAGCAGACTATCAAGCGTGTCTTCGTTAATCAGGTTGCTGACAGTATAGCGAAAGACATCATCCTCGATGGCGTAGCTCCGGAGCTACTTTCTAACATCATACTGAATCGCCTCACTGTTGAGATTATAGACGGCACTCCGATTACCCGGGTACTTACGGCAGACGGAAAGCCCAGCACTATGACCCCAGATGAGCTGAAGACAGAGTACTTTACTAACCCGCGCTTTGCTGCTATAATGCGCGCAACCGATTCCTCAGGCGGCGGTGCTGCGGGGGGTCAAGGTGGAGGCGGTGCCTCTGATGTTAAGTTCAGAGATATGGGCGATGCTCAGCGAGCAAAATTGCTGAAGGAGAACCCTGCAGAGTTCCATCGTCAGGTTGCACTGATGAACTCTACCCGCTGACCAACCTAGGAGATTACTATGCCCCAGACTACTTTGTCTGATGTCTTTATCCCGGAAGTGTTCGCTTCCTACCAGGAAGAAGGTTCCGTACTTACCAATGCCTTTTCTAAGTCCGGCATTCTGGTGAACAATGCTTTTCTCAACTCCTTCGCAAACAATGCGGGGAACCTTGCTACAATCCCCTACTGGCTCCCGATAGACAGCACTTCAGAACCCACGTACCCGAACGATGTCTATACAGACATTGCAGTTCCGGACAAGGTGAGTTCTAACACTCTCATCACTCGCATATCGGAACTCAATAAGGGCTTCTCGTCCTCTGACTTGGTGGCCCCGCTTTCTGGCTCTGATCCTCTGAAGTTTGTCTCGTCTCACATTGATGGATGGTGGGCCGAGCAACTCCAGCGCCGTTTGCTGGCTGCGAGTATTGGCCTGTATAACGATAACGTGGCCGGCACTGGCGATATGGTGCTGAATGTGGGCGTGTCCGATACTGCCTCTGTAACTGAGGCTATGCGGTTCAACGCAACAAACTTTGTCAACACCGTTCTCACCCTTGGTGATCGACTGAACGACATTAAGACCATAGCGGTTCACTCGGTGGTATACGCCAAGATGATTACTGACGACATGATCACGTTCATCAAGGATAGTGACGGTACCACGGATATCCCTCAATACCTCGGGCGTCGGGTGGTGGTGGACGACGGCCTCACGGTGTTCCCAGGAACCGGAGCTAACCCGAAGCTGACCTATCTTAGTGTGCTGTTCGGCGCTAACGTGTTCGGCTTGGGCATTGGCTCGGTCAAGGTGCCATCTGAGTTCCAGCGTGCTCCTGAGCGTGGTTTGGCCGGTGGCTTCGAGACTTTGTGGTCGCGTAAGAAGTGGATTATCCACCCCGCTGGATATGACTTCACTTCTGCAACGGTGTCCGGCCCAGGATTGTCCCCGACGTGGGCCGATCTGAAGCTGGCTGCAAACTGGACTCGGAAGTTCAATCGCAAGCACATTCCGTTGGCGTTCCTTGTCACTAACGGCTAAGGTGGTGGTGGTGGTGGTGTCAGGTAGTCTATGGACAGACTACCTGACTTTCTATACCTGCAGGAGATCGTCATGTCCAAAGTGAAGAAGGTGAAGCCGCAGATTCAGTTGGAAGAAGAGGAAGTAGCTTCTGGCCCGGTGGTTGAAAAGAATGGGGACAGGTACTTTGATTCTTCGACACGGAGTAAGTGGGGTCAAGATACTCCAAGCGTTCACGATCAGATGAAGGCGGTACGCTCCCGAGTGCTGGCCCGGAATGCTCGCCACGGTGATTCTGAGCAGGAATAACGATGACCATAATTGTAGAAGACGGGACAGGCGTACTGGGAGCTAATTCCTTCGTTGGCTTGGCTGAAGTTTCTGCAATTGCGTCAGAGCGTGGGATAGTGCTTCCCACCGCGCCAGCAGAACTAGAAGTTCTGTCCGTAAAGAGCATGGACTACTTGGCCCTGCAGGAAGACAACATGCAGGGCAGTAGATCATCGTCTACTCAATCTCTCATGTTTCCCCGATTCCCGGTATACATTCACGGGAGGCTGGTAGAGGCAGACGAGATACCTTCTGAACTTATTCTTCTCCAGTCCCTGCTGATGATAGCCCTGACCAGTATGGAACTGATGCCGAATATTCCGGCGGGTTCCCCGTCAGTGATAAAGTTTCGGGCAGGCCCAGTAGAGCAAGAAGTCGCGCAGGATTCTAGGATTCTTCCCATTCTAGTCCACGCCAATCGCATGCTCAGGCTGTTATCAGGAAGCGGTAGCAGGATAGTGTCTAGGAGAGGATAGTGGTAGACTACATTTCCATGAGCGTAGATGTATCCGCCCTGATAGCTGAGGTGGGCGTCCAGGTTCAAGTTACCAGAAAGTCAGCGGGAATCTATGATGAGATATCCCAGAAGACTATATCCCCAGCGCCTACAGAAGAGTTCTTGGTTTCGGCGGTGCTGGATAACCCCACCACTAGATCTAACTCCTATATATCCGAGAAGATTCAGACACTATTTAAGTCTGGAGACCAGATTCTGATAATGGTGTCTGGAGTGTACTCCCCAGAACCACTGGACAAGATACTGCTGCCGAACGGTGAGATATTCCGAGTCATTGAAAGTGACTCCGTACGTCCAGGCGGCGTGGACATTCTTCATATGGTGCTGGCGAGAAAATGACTAAGTTTCTGGTGGACATTGGGGATAAGCTGAAGGCTTCTGCTGACAAAATGAAGATCACAATGGATGACATGCACCGGTTCATTGTGTTGAAGACGTTCACCAATGTTGTCCTTGACACACCCGTAGATTTTGGTACCTTGGTAGGAGGCTGGAAGGCCAGCGAAGGAGAGATAGACGAGTCGGTTCCCGTGAGAATAGATCCGGGTAGAAGTTCGGTGATCCGAGAGATTTCAAGCCGTAGCGGTAAGGACGTTAGCAAGGTTTCTTATCTCACTAATTCTGTTCCGTATGTACTGCTTCTTGAGTTTGGCACCGCCAGCTACGGATTTTCCCCCAAAGCGCCCGCTGGCATGATTCGAGTAAATATTGACAGGATACCTCAGCAGTTAACTGACTTTATTGAGTCTAGGAAATGAACAATCTAACCTCCGATGTGGAAGTAGCCCTCAGGGCGTCCTTGCTGGCCGCTGCCGGGGGAGTTCCCATTATTGGGGTAAACCTTCCCGTTGGAGTGGAGCCCCAAGAAGTATATATGTCTAGGGCCGTCCTATACACGGACAGGCGTGCGGTGTCGATGGGCGATGGAGGAGAGGACGAACTACGTGGGATATTCCAGGTGGACATTAACTCTCCCCCGGAGGTAGATCTATCCACAGGTAGCAAGATAGTCGATAGAATCCTAGATTACTTCTACGCTGGTAGGAAGCTGGCTGCAGGAAGTGGAGTGGTGTACGTCAGGAGAAGTGTTCCGTCATCTGAGCGTAGAGGAGATACAGGAACAGTGACTAAGTCTGTATCAGTATACTGGTTTTCAAGATCTTTTAGGAGGCTGCCATGAGTCAAGCATCTGGTTCACGTCATAGCATAGGATTCATAAAGGAATCTACTTATGGGGTTACTCCGGCCACCCCAGTGTTCAAGGCATTTCGTCACAAGACTACGTCCATAAATCTTGCGAAGGCGATCATGCAGTCAGAGGAAAATAGAGGCGACAGGCAGATTGCTGACTTTCGGCACGGTACGCGGTCAGTTTCTGGCAATATCGTGTCTGAACTTTCTTTCGGTTCTTTTGACGATATTCTTGAGAACGCGCTAGGGGGGGTCTGGGCGTCCAATGTGCTGAAGGCTGGTATTCTTCGTTCTTCATTCTCCATTGAGCGGCGATTCAATGATGTAGGCCAGTTTCTCCGATACACTGGGGTTCAGGTGGATTCGCTGGCGATGCCTATGACTACGGGCAGCCTGATTGAGATGACGTTTGGGTTTCTTGGGCAGAACATGTCCACGGACACATCTATTATCTTGGGGGCGACGTATCCAGCAGCGTCCACCACGGCGCCAATGAGTGCCCTTGGTGGCACAGTTCTGGAGGGCGGTTCTCCTATAGGCGTAGTAACTGACTTTTCTTGGAACTTGGCCAATGGCTTGTCTTCTAGGTTCGTCATAGGTACGGACATTTCACTGGAGCCAAACATCGCGCGGAGTAATGTGACTGGAACGTTGGTGGCATTTTTCGAGACGGCAGGCTTGTATCAGAAGTTCATATCCGAGACGACATCTTCTATCCAGGTATCTGCGTCTGATGGGACAAGCTCATACGACATCC